GAGTCTAAAACTCTAAGACCTGTTAATGTTCCGTTCGCACCGATGCTAGAACGAACAACTGCATTCTTTCCTAACACCCCACGATCTTCTATTGAAACGATCTTTGCTTGTGCTGAATCCTTAAGTGGACGAGTATCCGCAGATCCCGGTGTGTATGATTGATCGTAAATTTCGATTGTGCATACTGCATCGTTTGCGAAATTTACATTTCGCGGTTCTCTCTGCAAGAAATCTTGGAAGACCCGAACTTGAGTTTCATAAGTTCCATTAGCATACTGTATCGTGCTGATTGGAATACCAGTTCTCTGAGAACCTTTAACATCACCAGAAGCACCAGTTGATGTCTGAACAATACGGTCATTCGTATCAATTGTAGTGAATTGAGAGTTACTTGGACTCGTATCCCAATTAGCGTCGTCTGTTTGTAATGTGAGAACGACCTCACCAATTCCAAGAGATGCGATGTCAGGTTCAGTTATACGAATCGTAGGATTCAGAGTATAACCAGATCCACCGACTGGCAAACCAAGAGACACAATTGTTCCAAATGTAGATGCCTCAAAATTCAATGCATCTCTTAAAAGAGTGAATGTGTTTTCTATCGTGGTGTTCGTAGTTGAGTATGCAACATTGCCCACTGTAGTATCAGTGGATACATCGAAAATTCCTTCATCTGCAATAAACCTTCCCATTGGACCAGTGTCAAATTGAGTCGAAACGTTTGCTTGATAAGTAACACTATCCGTAGTGTTCACTGCACCGATTCTGTATGTGTAAAGATCTCTTCCGCCTAAACTAAACGAATCTACAGTTCCGACTGTTTCTCCATTTGCTCTGAATGGGACGACATCATCAAAAGTGATAACGTTAACTTTTTCACTTGCTGTAAAAGAATCACCATAGTTACGAACCATCAGTTCGACGGTATCTGTGCCTTCATCGTATACTGAATCAATGTGCTGAACTACTGCATTTGCACCAGAGGTTTCTCCATTTAAAATATCACCGACTTTAATTTGAGGATCTACTGTATTTGCAATCGTAAGAGTGCTATTATAATATCCGTTTGTAGTTCCAACATGACGAACAATTCCTGTTGTACCAGAAGATCTACCTGCAACGATATCTCCAAGAGATAATTCATTGCCACTTATAATACCAATACTTACAGGTTGTATTCCTACGGTATTTGCAAAGAATGACGAAACTGTTCCAATAGTTGTTCCGTCTGAAGTGCTAAGATTAATTTTTTCTGAGGAGGTAAAATTTTTATATCCGTCAATTTTGATAACAACATCTGTACTGTCATATGATCTAATAATTTCTTTTACTACCGCATTTGCACCGGAGGTTTCTCCAAATAGGGAATCGTTAACAGATAATCCCGGATCAGAGGTGTTAGCAACAACTAACACCGCATCAACATGATCTCTAAAATTAATATTGTTGTCAGTTTGTCCTTGCTCCCTAAATCCATAATCTGGAGATCCAATGATCATGTTTGCAAAGGTAGATAATTTTGCAGAACCCTCTGGAGACCCACCAGTGAGTTCTGGGTCTGCGATTACTGGCGCATTGCTTCCAAATAAGGTATTTGATGTGATGAGATCTGTATTAATCGTGATTGCAAATGTATCTGATATATCAGATGTACCAATTTGAAAACTTCCGGGTTCAGTAGTGTCTCCTCCAATAATTTCAATAATTGAACCATCAGGTTCTGTGGATGCTGTGTAACCAGACCCACCATTGACGAGAGAAAATGTGAGAGATCCACCAAGATCTTGAGTTGATGTGACAACTACCTTTCCAAAATCTCCGTTGAGAGAAGAAATAATTTTGAGAACATCACCTGCTTCGTATTCACCACCGACACTATTAATAGTAATCTTGTATATACCAGCTTCAATTTTAGGAGTATGACCAACACCACCGACATCAGATAATAATCTAATAGGTTCTAAATCGTTAAATGTCCCTTTAACATTTGAAACAATAATTTGGTTGATATCTCTGCCATTAACAGTCTTACGAATAACATCTTCTACAAGTGCCTCTGCTTGAGATTCAATTCCTTTTATTGTCTTTCCGATAAAACCGTAATTTCTTTGATCAAACACTGCAACCAAATATCGATCAATATTCCACTCTCCATCCGAAACTTTAAGAATCTGATCGGCAGGATATTCGATTTCAATATCTTCATTGTACAATGCTTGGAAAAGAAGTTTGTATGATGCGATAGTTCCACGAGATTGATTGAAGTACTTTATGTACTTAATCATCAAGTTTTTATCTGCAACAACATTAATAGGAACATTTGGTAAAAATGAGTTGATGAAATTATTAATAAACTCATCGATGGTTGTCGTTGCATCTCGATACGACATCAGATTGCGTACTGCATCTAATGCTTTTCCGTTTGTTTCTAAGTACTCATAATATGCTTCGATAAAGAGAAGAAATTTTTCTCCGTCTTCTTTGTAAAAATCTGGAAACTGCTCTCGGACTTGTTTCGCCATTTTGTCGATGTACAAACTGGAATCACCGACCCACTGACGAATTCCTGTAGGACGAACATTCGATCCATGAGTTGCACCTGTTGAAGGCATGTAGAAGGTTTGAGAGATTCCTTCAAATGTATGAGAGTGAGACACTCCCGATCCATTCTTATCTAAATCATATGCATTTGCTTCGGACTGTGAAACAAAAAGAGGATAAAAGTATCCAGTTTGACCAACAGAAGAAGATCCTGATCTACTATCACTTGCGGCAGTTCCATTAATCCAGAACTGAATTCCCTTTCCTACAGAATTTGACATTAATAGGAACTTCCTTGACTTGAACTAGTTGCAACTGTCTTACCGATGCCTTCACCGATAACTGTTACTGACGCATCATCTGCTTGCATTATAAGAATTTGTTCCCTCACCGGAATAATGTCAAAAGTGTCGGGTCTTGCGGATATTTTAAGTTCTATGCCAGAGTAACTTGTTGGTTTAAAGTTGTTAATAATTACTTGACCAGTATCATAGTTTATAGTACCGATTGAATCGTTCACAACAATTTTTTGTTTATCAGCATTAAATCGATACACCCTAACAATCCCATTGAGATCGTCAAAGAAACATGTAAAATTATTCAAAACAAATTGAGTCGATTTTAAACTTTCTTTACGTAGAGAGTTGCTAAAATTTAAAGTAATTTTTTCTGCACTGTTTGTGTTTGGAGTAATTCGTTTTTCTAAATTTATAATCGCATCATTGTTTATAATTGAACCAATGCTAATATTGTCCAATGCTCGTACAAACTTTGAGTACCTCAAACGATTGCCAAATCGTTCTAGATTGCTTGTGGAAAAACTTGTAATGGTGTCTTTCACTGCTTGAATAATTGAAGAGGTTGTTTCTGTGGTTTTTGTTGCATCAAAATTTGTGGTAATTGTAGGTATAAGATATGTGTATTCTGGGTCAATAATAACAGGATCAATTGCAAGAGGAACACGGTCAAGTATTGACAGTCTTATAGCATTTTTTCGAGTTGTGGTTATAAAATTTTCAGAGAAAGGTTTTGCCGCGATGTAAACTTTACCATATACTGGAGGGGTTGCTTTTTCTCCTCCAAACGCAACCACAGATTGCAAGTCTGGATTTTCAGTTAAAATAATCCTAGAATAATCGTTTTCGTTAACCGCACGATTCTGTGTTTCATAATGCCTTGGTGCATTAAATTTAATAGAATCAATTGATTCTTGAGGACGACCACCAGAGGATGCACTGTTTACTGTTAGTGTCACATCAGTATAAGACACAGATGCAGGTTGCACATTAAGAGAGTCCACACTAAATGTTGATGATCCATTAGTGTCTTCACCACTACATACAAGATAATCTACAATGATAATATTTCCATTGACGACTGCTTTACCAAGAGATCCGTTTCCAAACACAATTTCATATTTTCCATCACTTGCTTCTTCAAGAAAATAAACACTGTCTGTGGATAAAACTTGTGCAACATTTGTCGCACGAGAAAATTCTACTTTTGTAGTATCCGCAGAAGAATTTTGCACATTGACAACGATACTAGTAGTGTCTACATTTTCATTGGGAATGATATATCGAGATGGATTGTTTGCATCAACTACAAATCTATGTGTTACAGGCGTCCCTTCTTTAATTGTAATGTTTTTAGTATATGTCGGAGACGCACCACCAGACTTAACGACAGTAAATGCTTCTGGAGTAACATAGGTGTATTGAATGTCATCAATTGTTGTTGTGAATGTTGAGTTTTTAGGAATGGTAAACTGAGAGACAGTTGAGGAATCAATGCCAGTGAAAGTCAAACTGACATTTGCACTTGCACCCACTGCGGAAATAGGAGTGTAACCCAACGACTTTGCAAATGATGCGACTGAATCTCTCTGCTGTGCAGTATCCAAAAACATTTCGTTCGCAAGCATGTTAATGTAGAAAGAATTGTAATGCGTATTGTACGCAAGAACATCCAAAAGAACCGCCATTGCAGAACCTTCAAAATCATAATCAGAAAATTGATTTTGTGAAGACAAGTAAGATTTTAAATTAGTTCTGATGTCCTCAAAATCTAATTCTGTAACTCTTAAATAAGTATTTGCTGTGGTTGTCATCCTATCGGACTCTCTCTAAAATTACATCCAGTACAACTGGTTCTGGATCGTTTAAAATAAAAAATGCAATTGATAAAGTGACCGCATTTAAGTCTGGTCTTTCTTCTACCAAAACATCGATTAGATCTGCACGAGGTTCATAGTTATTAATAACTTCTCGTATTGAATTCTCCATATTCTGTTTTGTGATTGGAGTAAATAATTCAAATAAGTGATATCGAATTCCACAACCAATATTAGATTTAAAAGGTCTTTCATAAAAATCAGTCAATACCAAAGATTTAACAGACTGCTTAACAGCATCTCTGTTTGTTTTACGCGACAATTTTTTAGTATTCGGATGCGGTATGAATCCGATATCTATGTCACTGTATAAATCTGTTTTTGGTGTTGGCATCTGTTAACTCTTTTTTCTTATATTTAGTTAGAATTTTTAGCAGTTTGAATTTCTGCTCGTCTTTCTTTACATAACTTTGCAATTTCTGCTAGTGCTTTTCTCGCACGAGTACCTGCCGTTTTATTTCCATTCTCAAATTTTTCATTTTCTATTAAGTAGATCTCGTATAGTCCTACTAATGCGTCATGACTTTTCATAATTTACCTCTTGACAAACTTTTTAAATTGTGTATAATAACTATGTGGTTCTTTAATT